TCAGTGTGCGGATAATGCTTTCTGTGAAATCCCCTCATCAATAGCCCGTTGCACTTCCGCCTGTAGTGTAGTCAGTACGTCCAGGCGTGCCGCTTTTGCCGCCGTGAATGAACGGGCATGAACATCCGCGTCTGTTTCGAACCAGTTCCAGCTGATATGCGCCCCTTTGGCGCGGAAGTATGCCACCGCCTCTTTTGAGGGAAGGGTGGCGGCATAACCTAAATCAATCCCCTGTGCCATCCAGCATCCCCTTCATTTCCGCAGCAAACATGGCATCACTGAGCAGCGTCATCAGGCGGGAATCATCCATTTCACGGTAAAGGGCGGGCAGGTCTGCCAGTGCCTCCGCCAGCCCCCGCGTTCTGATGGCATCAATGACCGGCTCCAGTAGCGGGTCGATGGCCTCCTGTAACCGGCGGGCAGGCACCGCATCCCCCATGTCGTCCAGTTCATCACGGGGGCTGCTTTTCGCTTCCGGCAGTCTGGCAGCCAGCGCTGTCTGCTCTGTCTTCTCCTGTTTTTCCGGTGGCATCTCTTTGTCTGTCTGAGCAGGTTCATTTCCACTCTGACGGACACGGAAGATGGCTTCACCGGGCGTGGGCTGCGGAATACCGGTCTGCTCCCTTATCCAGGGATCAGGAATATCCATCCCCGTACTGAGCTGCATCACCGCACTGGTGATTTTGGTGATATCCCCCGGCTCTTTTGTCTGGAAACAGATACGCGGCAGGCGACGGATATCAATGGCGTGGGCGGTGTTCAGGGCATACAGCGGATACACCAGATCGCGGTTCAGCGTGGCGGCCAGCTGGCGTAAATCAGAATCCCTGATTTCCCGGCGCACCTCGTTATGCACTTCACCCAGCGAGCGCGCGCCTTTGTCTCCGGCTTCCGTGGTCAGCGTGCCGCCGAGTATTGCTTTGGAGATGGAACGCTCCCCCCACGAAATCATGGTTTCAAACGGATCGGCCTGACCGTTCGCGGCTGCCTGAAACTCCAGCGACATCCCGGCCGGGATGATCCCGCCTGTACGTCGCCCGATATCCATCACCGCCCGCATCAGGGCGCTTTTCTGCTCCGGTGTTGCCCCGGACGGGTATTTACCGACCTTCATCGGCAGGCCGTACACCTCCAGAAATTCAGCCAGATCGCGCACGGAATAGTTTTTGAAAATGAACGGCCAGATAAGCGTTCTGACAAGCCCTGTTGCGCCGCCGTAACCGGTGCGTGAACGTGACTGATGCACTATCCAGCCAAAGGGCTGAAACGCCACCCCGGCATGGCTGCCGTCACGCAGCCGCAGTTCGCTCAAATCATCCGGGTTAAGGCAGAAATGCCCGCTGTCACGCCAGCGGATGGCGCGGATGATGTGCATTTTACCGAGCATCCCGTGCTCAATCTCCATGCAGGAATAGCCTTTCAGGATGGCATCGGTGGCATCAAACAGCATGGCATCAAACCAGTCGGCGGAATGCAGGTATTCGTCGAGCATTTCCGCGTCCTTTTTCTCATTCGCGCTGGCGTTCGGGGGCGGCTCAATACTCCAGGGCACCCCCTGAATGGCAAGACGTCGCTTGCCCAGCTCTGCAAAAAGATGGGTATCCTTTTCTTCAATGTCAGCGGCCAGATCGGACTGGGCAATCAGATCGCCACGTTCAGCCCCGCGAAGGCACTGTGCCGCCCGGTTCGGGGTGATACCCGAGGCCGGATGCTCAATATAACGGCTGGCAATCTGCGGAATATCCAGCACGGCACTCTGCATCTCCGGGTCAAAGGAGAAAGGTTTTCCGTCAAGATCAATTATGCGTCCCACTACCAGCACCCCCGATCAAATTCATGATATGCCTCATCGTCATCACGATAACCGCCCTCCATTGCCCGCGACCGCTCCGGCAGCGCCTGACAGGCTGATTCATCCAGGATGAAGCCCTCCATGTATGACGCCCGGTTTGCCATACAGAGCGCCACGGCAAAATCGCCATGGCGGCGGGCGTTCACAGCCGTTGCGTTCTGGTCCTTCGTGCGCCCCTTGTCGATTTGCGGGATACCGTTCACCATCTTCACATGGCGCAAATCATCAAGCGTGGTCTGATGGCGGGCGACGAGGATATTCTGATCTTCAAACTCGGCCTTCAGTTTTGGCATCCACTCGCCGTACCACTTCGGCGATAACATCACGCAGTCGATGATGTCCGGGCCAAAGGCCAGCAGCGCGGCTTCGGCCAGATAGCCGCCGTTACCGGTGGCGTCGAACGCCGCACCGACCAGCGCCGGAACGCGGGTCAGGATGTACATCATCACCTGCTCCTGCTGGGCATACGGCAGGTTGCGCAGCTCCACGCGAAACACCTCGCGTTTTGCCAGGGATTCAGTGATTTCCAGCAGCACAAAGCAGGACAGGTCACCGGTGCGGGCAAAGTCTTCCCCGAAGCTGAAGCGGGAACGGGGATTTAACGCCTCTAAAAGCGGTTTTAAATGTTCTTCACACCAGGTTAAAACTTCCGATTCACGCAGCCATGCGGCACGGCTGATGAAGTCGTCCGGGGCTTCAAACGTCAGAATCGGGATGTCGCGGATCATCGCCATTTCAATAAGTGCGTGAGGAATATAGGCACCGCCGGATTTTTTCGGGATACAGCCGTATTCCTCGTCGGCATCCTCACGGGTCGGGGCGTTTTTGTAGAGATCATCACGCCACTTCTGCTCGCTTTCCGGTGACCATTCGCGGCCGGTGACATAACAGATACGACGGTACAACCCGTCCGTAATGGCATCATCCAGGGTAATGCGGTGGACGCTGTAATCCTTGCGCCCCTCGCGGGCTTCCTGAATGTACTGATTAAACAGATTATCGACGCCGTTATGCGTGGAGATAATACGCACGCGCGCGCCCCACATGGTAAGCGCCATTGCCGCCTTGAGAAGTTCATCCAGCGACTCGTGGAACGCGGCTTCATCAATCACCACATCCCCCTGAAGGCCGCGCAGGTTTGACGGACGGGAAGACAGCGCCTGAATTTTGAATCCACTGTTCGGAAAGCGGATCATGTAGGTCAGAATTTCTTCTTTTTTATCCCGATCCCAGAAGGTCTGCTCATACACATCAGCATCGGCCAGCTGGTTAAAGGCACGGGAGAACAATGCACAGGCAGAAATATATTCCAGCGCCATCTCCTGCTTTGACCCCACATAAAACACATTGCGGCCACCACGCCGCTTCGGTTTTGCAGCGGTAATGACGTTACGCCCGGCTTCCGCCCAGGTAAGCCCGGTGCGGCGGGATTTTTCCGCGATGCAGACCTCGCTTTCATCCTCAAACCAGCGGGCCTGATAATCCAGAAACACCGGCATATCACCGGGCAAATCAAGGCTGTCCGGCACATCCACGCCCAGCAGGGCTTTTTCACCGGCCAGATCAATTTTGCGGGTGGAGACGGTATTCGTCAGTAAGGGTGAGCGTTCTTCGGCGTTATTCATCAGGCTTTACCCAACAGAATCCCCTTAATACGGGACTCAAGCTGTTCACTCATCCCGTCCACGCCGCGCAGCTCGTCGGTGACGGCGTTTGCCATCTCTTCAGCAAATGCAGCCCGGATTTCTTTTTCACGCTTAATGCTGCGCTCGGCGGCACTTTCCGCACGCTGTGCTGACAGGAGGATGTCCTTAATAAGACGCATATCCACGTCGCTGTCGCTGTTCAGGGATTCGGTGGCGGCACGCAGACGGCGGTACATCAGGCGCGGGACATCTCCAGAATCAGTGCAGTGGTTTCACCGGTCGGCTTGTCCCCCAGTTCGGCCATCATGGCTTTTGTCTGCTCGCGTAAATCACGCAGGTTACGGGCAATCAGCTCATTACGGGAGGCTTCCCGGCTGATGGCCGCCGGTGAAAGCTGCTGCTCTTCCGGCAGGCCCGCCTCACGGATCAGACGGTTGATTTCCTCGCGGATCTGGACCTGCGTCAGACGTTTTTCACGCAGCATTTCCAGCAGCGGCTTACGGATACTGTCGGGAGCAAATCCACCTTGCGTACACGACCACGCGTCGGCTTGTCCATCGTTACCCCCTTGCGCGTGGTTTCTTCACACCCGGAACACTGGCGCGGCCTTCCGCCACATCCTGCCCCCGGCCGGTCAGCTCTGCGATGAAATAACCGTTAATCAGAACACGTTTGCGCACCAGTCCCTGCTCGGCAAGCCAGGCAATGTGGGTGTGAACGGTGTCGCGGGACACGCGGTGGCCGTAATCATCCAGACAGTCCTGGAGCACGGATTCACCCAGTTCACCGTTGTAATCTGCCAGCGACCGCAGAATGACCAGACGCTGATCTTCAGTAATGAAATCACTCATTGCGTTTTTTTCCTTACAGCCTGCTCCAGCAGCAGTTCGTTCTGATAGGAGACAGAGCGGAGCGTGGCGTTCGTGGTTTTCAGTTCACCCCGCAGGGTCACGATTTCCACATTCAGACGGTTGACCTCGGCTTCTGTCGGCAGTGACGACAGACGGGTTTCCACCTTCTCAACGCGGTCGGAGAGTTTTTCAAAGGCCTCGCGGGGGACAAACGTTTTGCGCATCAGCGCCATGAATATCCCGCCAGCGGTTGCCGTCGCCGAAAGGATCGGCACAACATAATCTTTAACGATGCTGACCCACATGACGGGCCTCCATGATGTTCTGGCAGTTCACCACAACGGATGGCATCCGGCACAGCAACAAGACGTGCGGCGGGGATCTCTCCGCCACAGTCCGCGCAGACACGTCTGCCCGGAGCATCCACTGCCCGGCGCTTACGTGTCAGCCGGTTACAAAGGGCGCGTTCTGATCCCCGCTCCATCACAGCCTGAGCACGATCTGAATCATCCATACCTTTTTCCTTACTTCGTCTTTCCTGCCGGAACAGCAGGCGTTCCGGCCATATCAGTAAATTCATGTTGTCGCCGCGCCTCCAGACGACGAATACTGGCCTTATCCACGTTGCAGTTCTTGATCACCGCCAGCAGTTTGCAGGTTGTAAGTGACCGATGCCCCAAACGTGAACGGCTCCGGCGCAGGAGGGACCAGGCAGTCAGCCAGCCATTCAGCGGGGATCGGCACCGGCTTCACAGGCACGTATTTCACAGACGGCCCGGCGCACCCGGTCAGCCACATCATCAGGAACAGGGACAGAGGCCGCAGGCACTGCTGCCAGCGACCGGCGGACAACGCTCTGCTGCTCCTCGCTGTGCTGAATGTTCTGTTGCTTTTCATTCGTGGCCGCCTCACTGATTTGTGAAATGAGTTGCAGGGTGTGCTGCTGATTTGCCAGCACCTGACGCGCCTCATCCCGCTCACGCACAAGCACCTGATTATTGTCTTCAAGGCGCTGCGTCTTCTGGTGCATTCCCCATATCGCGGCAACCAGTACAGCGATAGTCCCCAGCGCCGCCATGCACGCCCCGGCAATCAGGGCCGGTAAGGCGTTATTCACCGCAGCCACAGGACACCCCGTAACAGCAGTACCGCACACAGCAGCGCTATCATGAGCGGTCGCCAGAAGCGGTTCAGACTTTCGGCAAGTCGTAGCGACATAACCATTCATCCGCCGAACGGCGGGCCTCAAGGCCGGGAAGTTTCACCCCCTTTGAATAAATCCAGCGGATATACTGCTTACAGGACGCGGGCATCTGCCCGGCATTGATCAGGCGCAGAAGCGTGGAGTTGCGAAAGTTCGTTTCACCGGCCCAGAAGATCCACGAAGCCAGCGCCACCGTCTGACCACGGGTAAGCGGCACCTGAACACGCCGATCAATGGCCGCAAAGGCCCATTTCATGTCCTTTTCCAGTAGTTCCAGGCATTCTTCATCTGTCAGGGTCATACCCGGTTTCACATCCGGGCCGGTATGGCCGTAACAGATGGTGGGTGTACCGGTGGGATCGATATACGTGGAGTTTTCTTTCCCTTCCCAGTAACCGGTGTAATGCGTGGCAATCGTGAACGTCCCGGCACCGGCCAGAACAAGGGCAATCAGCTTTTTACGCAGTGGTGCGGGGAGTTTTGGCATTGTTACGCTGTCTCATGATGTTCTCTGAGTCAGCGTAACGGTGAAGGAGAGGCGGCAGGCTTTGCGGAATATCAGAAAAGTGGCGGTTGCGTTCTTGCCAGATGCAGACGGCGCTGTTCACGTATGACGGTATAAATCTGGGTTTCTGACATCCGGTAATGGCGGCGAAGGGATTCAATCTTCTCGCCCCGGTCCCAGCGCGAAAATATCTCATTGTTTCGCAGCTCGGCAAAGAGAGATTCCCCGACCGGCAGGTAATAACCCCGTCCGCCCATATAGGCTGCCTGAGCCGCAGCCACCTTGCGTGCCAGTTTACCGGCCAGTACCGGCTCAATCCCCTGACGCTGAAGTTCTGCGCCGGTGACTTCAACCAGTTCTGACAGGGTCCGCGGCCAGTTCTTTTTGAGAACATCATCAGGGATGTCATCAAGGCGGTCGATAAGGGCGTGCAGTTGCTCACTGTCACCACCAAACATGCTCATCTGAGTTTCTGCCATATCAGCCTCCGGTTCTCGCGTTCCCGGTAAGTTTAAAATAAAAATCCCGCGTTGTGGCGGGATTTGGGGTTAACGGGGAAGTGATTTTTCATACTGCCTGCAAACGGCGTCATACCCCATCAGCGTGCGTTCGGGCATTCCCATCGCGGCCAGCATTTTGCGGCGGTGCCATCGCTTGAGACGCTCCAGCACATCTGAGGCCAGGGCGGGGTGTTGCTCCAGCCACTGCCAGTTTGCCACACCTTCGCCGCCGTTCTGCGCGGCCGTCTGCGATTTCACCCAGCGGTTAAGAGCGGTTTCCGCACCATCAGAGATAAAGCCCTGCCGGTGCATCACTTTCCAGATGGCGCGAATTCTGGCGGTCACCGTACCCGGTTTTAAGGCCCGGTTAACCGGTTTCTGACGCACTTTAAAACCGCGTTTTTTGAAAACATCCAGCACGCGGGATAACTCACCGGGTGACATATCCCGGCAACTGGTTTTGCCGGTGGCTGCCAGTAGTACGAATGTGTAGGTCTCATCATCCAGGGCAAGCTCGCGCTTTGCCACATGAATGGCGGATATCAGTTTTCCTCTCATACCGTATTTACCTTTTTACGGACATGGAAAGCCTTTTCTGCCTCATCCCACCGGGCATGGTGTGTTGGCGGAATAATCATTATGTGCCAGCCATCTCTGGTTGTTATCCGGCAGAAAAATTCACCGCTATATAACACAATGGCCTGCTGAATGAGCGCATCAGCCGCCCGTTCAACCGGATGTCTTTTATCAAAAAAGCAGATGATTTTTCGACATAACCACCGGGTAATAACAAATGCGCCGAAAAAGGATGTGATATATAAGCACCAGAACAACAGAGAACTATTGTCCATTATCTTTCTCCTTATTCACTCTTCTGCGGCATTCGGCACAGTCATCAGGGCTTTCAAATGTATCCGGCTCGCGATTATGAGCCAGATATAACCACCGTCCACATATACTGATATTTTCGCCTGTTTTAAAAAAATGATGCTTCCTGGCCATTAGTGGCCGCGCCCATCCAGCGGGTAGACTATTCATTTGCTTTATCCTCCATACTGGAGAGAATCATATGTATTAATGTCGGGCGTGGAGATATACGCATTTCATTAAGCGTCTGAAGGGCAGCAACAGCTGCCTGTTTATCGGTGCCTTTGGCAATTTCAGCAAGAGAATGCACAATCCATAACGGGCTTAACGCTACGGCTGAATGCAGAATCATGTCATCCATAATAATTTCTGGCATATCCCGTTTGTCACATTCTTTATCCATAAAAGAAACAATTTTTTCTGCATCTTCCGGTTTCATGCCTCCGGCGATGAGAATTTTACGATATTCATAAGACGATCTTAATTCAATACTCATCATTCACCTGCCTGTTTAATCAGTTTCCAGTGCTTTGCTACGGGCAACAGCCTCACACTCAAAAAATACCGACTCCGGCACACGTTCTTTTAATTCACGAACAAGGAAGTTATTAACGCGCTCGTGACATCTTATATTTCTTTCCTTTTCCTCCTGGCGTAATACAGCAAGGCGGTATTCAACAGTCCGGCGTTGTTTCTGAAAGACAGCCAGTGCTTTTCTGGCAGAGTTACGCCATGTATCATCACCACAGGGTGCGTATTCAAGCTGAAATTTAATCTCTTCAATGGTTTCTTTTATTTTTGCCAGCAAGCTAAGACAGTCGCTGATTGTCTTCAGTTTTTCATTATCAATATAACTTCTCACGCATTCACCTCCCGTCATTCCGGTAAAGCTGAAATATGGCACCAGTGCGTCACCTGTCCGTCCTCATCTTCAAGGCAGGCTCCGGTTTCTTCATCAATAAAAAAGCCTTCATACCCCATATGGCCGATGCGCAGTTCCTGTTGGTCACCATACTGAACAATCAGCACGACTGCCTCCATATCAGGCGGAAATGCGTCATCCAGTGAATGCCAGGGATAACCGCGCAAATCCCCGAAATAAACACCGGTCAGCGTTCCGCCACAAACCGGCATTCCGGCGGCACATACCAGAGGCTCGTCTGATTCAACAAATAATGTCGTTATCATGGCATTAACTCCCGTAATACAACATCTTCGGCAGTCCGGCGATGGTGATAAATAAAATTCACCGTACTCTCGGATAATTCAAATTTCTCGCCTATTTCCCGGAAGGTAATACGTCGTGGCGATTCAGCATCCCGTAATTCACGAATAAGACGAACATCATCGTCAGGTATACGGGTGAAGGGCAGCAATTCACCACACTTTTTTAAGCTGACGCCAGTCACTCGTGCCCGGCAGCGGATGCTGTCATGATGTCGCCCGAGATACTCCCCCATTTGCCTGCTGGTCATCGTTCTGGCATTTTTTCGGATAAATTTATCTTCATCAGGTTTAAATCTGGGGCGTTTGCATTTGAGCAACTCCGGGTAAGTACCGCGTAATAAAACAATCCGGTTATATACACCCCAGAAACTTCTTTTTACCCTGACAGCAATATCCTTAACCGGGGTGGATGGATAAAGCGCAATCAGCAGTGCATCTTCTTCAGGTGTCCATGCACGAACATGAGCGGGTGCACGGCCTTTTCGTCCCATGGGTTGTAATATCATCATGCATCACCCCCTGACTCGCTTTTCGGCAGCATAAAACTCATCAGACAGAATTTCGGTCATTTTCCGTTTTGCGGAATCATCTTCGCACTGAAGGTAAATAACATTGTCAACGCAGAACCACTTAACGGGGCCAAACAGTATTGCCGAGAAGTCAATGCCCAGCCAGAACAACAGCGCATCGGTTCTGGCATACGTGACGGGCGAATATTCACGCCACAGACTGTTCAGTTCATCAGAGGCAACACGCAGGGTTTTAGGTATACGTGATGTGCGCGGCGTGCAGCTCCAGCCATTCGACGCAGTCGGTTTTCTCCATAAGTCGCGATGAAAAGGATATTTGTCATCCATAAAGCGCAGCCCCTTAAAACAAAATCCACTGATACCGGATACAAATACCGGGCGGCACGCAACATTCAGCACAGCCTCAAGGCGTTTTGCCTCATCTTTTACCGTCTGGCAGTCCTGCTGGTATTTTTGCCACGCAGCCAGCGCGGAAGGGTTTGAAGTTTTAAAGAACATTACGCCACCTCCGCAGAAATCGCGGCCGGTGCCGCTGTCCGGTCAACAATCAGGTAACGCAGAACGCGCGAGGTGATATTCCGGCCGCTTAAACCGCAGATAATGACGCCCAGGCGGATGTCGATATACGCCATCACAAACTGGGGCACGCCTTCTTTCATGGCCTGCTCATCAACTTCAGCCACCACATAAACGGTTTCACAGGTCAGAACGCCCTGAGCAAATTCCCACGCCATCGACGGAATATCATGCCCCTCAATCCACGGCAGGGACTTTCTGAAGCTGCACCACTGAACATCATCAGCCGCACATTCCTGGCTGCATTTGCGACGAACCGGCTGCACCGGGCGGGGACGCGGAATATCATAAAAACCGTTACATTCCGTCAGCACGCCTGCATCAACCGCATCACGCAGAAAATAAACCATGGAGGATAGCGGCATATTCATTTTTTCTGCCAGAGAACGACTGGTCAGACGGCCAGAAAAACGCAGCCAGCTTTTAACCCCTTCAAGCACTTTTGCATCAATCATGATTTATTTCCCCACCACATTATTAATGACGATATAAACGTATTTCATATTTCTTAACCCTTATTTTCTGTTTTCAGGCGCAAGCAGTCCCCTGACGCAAGCGCCATAATTAAAACGATGTGATATTTAAAGATTTAATGCGGTGTTATTTATTCAGTCCGGCGTCCTGTTCAAAAGGCTCGACATGAAAACTTTCAGCGCCTTTATTCACCTTAATACCAGCAATCCCTTTCACCGCATCCGGCTCCGCCAGGACAGCTTGCTTATTCACTTCCTCTTTCGTGCGGATGAAGCGCTCAAGCCCCATACGACGCAGCATTTCAATCACACCTTCCACATCACGACTGACGCTGCATGATGGATTTCCCAGCCGCCATGACACCGTTCCGGTGGTCAGATTGGCAGTTTTGGTTTCGCCGCCGTTCGTCAGCTCATTGCGGTTGGTTTTACACCAGTCATGAATCCCTTTAAAAAGCACTTTGATTTCTTTTTTAAGGTTTTCAATCTGCGGCGTATAACGGGCGGTGATTTCTGCCACTTCATCATTCATCGCCGTTTCCAGGCGCAGCGCCTCTCGCTGAATATCACCCAGAGTGCGGATATCGCGGCTGACTTCTTCGCGGGTCTGTGGTGCGGCCTCGGCTGCGGCCTTTAATTTTGTAACACGTTTAACCATTTTGTTTTCCTTATTGCAGTGCGCCTGATGCTTTATGCACACGGTGGCGTTTAATGATGGCATCCGCCCCAAAAGCCTGTACAGATGCCTGAAATTCCGCTGAGAGAAGCTGAATAATTGCAGGACTGTGATACTGGAGAATACTTGCATAAACGTCACAGAGTGACGTCGGGCTGTTCTCCGTATCACGTTCTGTTTTCACATCCACTCCAATCTTTTCATGCACTTCAACACAGTCATTGCCTGCCAGCTTTTCGTCATGCGAAACATGCTCAAATTCAAAAATAACGCGTACTTTGCTCATGGAATTACCCCTGCTGATTAAATTCATTACCGTTAATAACCCCGGAAGCCATACCCCTGTCTTTCATGAATGCACTGGCTTTCATTGCCACAAGCTCTGCGAAGTTTCTGCTTTCTGCCAGCATAACCACCCCAAAAATCATGGCGGGTCCATTATCTTTCTTCTTTATTCCGGTTGAACGTATATCCAGACTTACCCCTCTGTGCGTGCTGCCATCAGAGTTTTTGCAGATAACATCTTCCTTGTATTCGAAAATAATGCGTACGACTTTACTCATCCTCTGGCTCTCGTTTTGTTCGGATAACTGACCCGGCGTCTGACCTGATGACAGAGCCGAACCATGAAGCAACTTCATACTTCCCAGTAAACCGTGCATCCGCTTATGCGGGTGGCTTTCACACGGCGGCGCAGGCCGTTGGTCTTAACGGTGATTTCAATTTCCTCACCACTCCCCTGAACCTCGCCTACCGGCGGCGTGGTTTTCAGTGCAAAACGTTGCGGATAGCGCTTACTGCGTTCCAGTACCGCACCGGCAAGCTCGGTCAGGCGACGTGCGCTGTTCAGGGAGTCGAATAAATTCATTTTTTTACCGCTGGATTGCATATTCATATAACACCTCGTTTAACTGATTTGTTCAGCACCGATAAAACGGCAAATATTGCTGTAAGTTTCTGTCGCACCTTCGCGATCAAGTCCAACAGATATTGCCATTCGGGTGCGATCATTAAATTCAAAGAGTAAATCGCCACATTCTTCACTGTCAGACATGGAGACTGCTTTGACGTTATCGAAATTAACCAGGTAAAAGCGTCCGTAAATATCAGGAATATTAAATACCGCCATAATCACACCTGTGAAAGTAATTCAGGGTTGGTGTAAACCTCTTTAAAGGCCGCATTAATATGTTTTTCTGTCAGCGCCGCGCCTTCACCGCTGGCGGTGAGCCACGCCTGGTTAAGCGTATGTGTCAGAACGCGTAACGCCCCCGGCTTTTCAGCGATAGCCTGCATGACGGCCAGCTCGGCCTCACCACTGATCCCCCACGCCCTGGCAATGGCCAGCACATCCGCCTTTTTGGCCTTGCGAAGTTGTTTTGTACGGGCAAGACGGCTGAACAGGCGCGATAAATCATCAAAGGCGCGGCGTCCACCTTTAAACAATCCGCGCGGGTTACCAATAAGTACCATCCCGATCCCCGTGGCGTCCTGAATTGCCCGGAGTTGTTCCAGACCGTCAATACCAAGATGATCTGCTTCGTCAACAATCACCAGTCCACGTGTTCCCGTCAGGCGACGGCGGATGGCGCGGGATAATGCCCCTTTGTTCGCGCGGGTGTAATCAATCCCCAGCGCATCGGCCAGCTCCAGCAAACACTCCGTGACGCTGGAGTGCGCGGGCGACAGGGTGATCATCCAGGTGTTCGGTTGCTCCTGACAGTAATTACGGGCCGTGGCCGTTTTACCCACACCCGGTACGCCCACAATGACGTTAATACAGCCCATCAGGCGAACCGCCTGAAACAGTGCGCGCAGCTCCTGGACTGTCTGCGTTTCAACAAACTGTGGCGGCTCGGGCAGTGCGCTTTGTTTATTCCAGTTCTCATACCAGGAACGCAGGGAAGCAGCCACAGCAGCGTTATCGCCTTTATATTTTCCCTTACGGAAAGCCGATAATGTGCCGTCGGAAATTCCCGCCTCTCTGGCGATGGCATACTGCGTCAGTACGCCGCCATCAATAAGTTCATCAATGGTCTTGATTACATCGTTAATATCAGTCATATTATTAACCTCTCATTTGATACCTTGTTTAATCAAATAACCTGAGTCGCCGCTCGGGTTATTTTTTTATTTCAGGCCAGCGGGTCATTTTCTTTTAATTTCGCTTCCAGCAACTGCAATCCCCGCTGGAAATTACGCTCGTATTCTTCATCAGGTTCATCGTCAGCGACCGGTTGCTGAACGGTCACCGTATTACCCACAGGGCGGTATATGTTTTCCAGCCAGGGCTCCTGCGGCTTGTGCTCCAGCACGTTGACAACCTCATCCTCGGCATCACGGATTTTTTCCTCTGCGCGTTTACGCATGCCTTTAAGGCGTTGCTGCTGTTTGTAGTATTCCGCACTAACCGGGAAGGCTTCGCGTTTATTACCGTCCCATACCGCCTCGCAAATCACGCTGCCATCCAGGCGACGTACGGTAATTCGTTCGGCATCATGAATGTCATAGCTGATAAGCACCTTACGACCATGCTCGTCACGCAGCTCGGGCGCGTAGTAAATATTATTCAGCCAGCGTATTTCACAGCGTCTTACAGGGCGTTCCACCATCGGCCGGAACATATCCCGCAGCTCAACATCGGACAGCCATTCAATTTCCGTGTCCTCTTCCGCCAGGCGTTTTTTTCTGAACTCCGCCGGGCTGTAATGCTTGCCGTTCGGCTTCACCGGTAATTCATCGTGCGGCCGGTTGTTGTACCACTCAACACCGTCACGAATGGCATCAATCAGTTCAGACCAGGACGGTAAATCACGCATCGCTGACTGCTGCCGGACGTTCAGCCGTTTGCCCTGTTGCAGGGCAGTAAATGCCGAGCGTAAATCGCGGTTGGTTTTGCGTAACGTCTCGCGATCTGCACCTTTCCCGAAATAGGTGCGGTATTTACGGGCTATGCGCATCGGTAATGTGCGGTTAAGCCGTTCGATAATGCCTCGTCCCTGCGGATTACCGGCAATCCCGGTCGGGTGATTAATCCCCAGTCGCGGCAGTATCCCCACAACCTCCTTATCCAGGATGTCGGCGGTTTCCCCGGAGCCGTTATCCGAGTAATACAGAAACGGTTTGCCGTGATGGCGAATGCCGTGCTGTATGGCACCGGCTACGGCGAAAACATTTTCAGCCAGGTCAAGGCTCCAGCCCACCACAAAGCGCGTGCCACCGTCGATAACAAAGGTCACTTCCGGTGCAAATGGCCGACCGTGAACCGGGTGTGCGCATTTCAGTTTCATGCCGTGACCGTCACCAATCCAGACATAATTCACCGGCATTTTTGACCAGTCGCGGCGCGTGAATCCCTCAAGCTGGCGGTATTCACTGCCGGTCACCCGGCCTTTTTGTTTCACCACTTCCGGCAGTTTCTTCATTGCGCGGCGAATGGTGTCATAAGACGGCATGATATCGAGCATATAAGGCTCATCAGCGTGCCGGTGCTGCCATTCAGCAACAAAATCCTCGTAAGCCTCGGTCATTGGTCGGCCGTTTGACTGGCGATACTGCGCCAGAAATTCGGGCAGCCAGTTAATATCTTCGGCTTTTATTTCCTGGCGCTTACCCGGTGCCAGTAAAAGCAGGCGTTCAGCGGCGTTCTGCGCCTTGTTAAAGGCCGCAATCCAGCGTTTCAGCGTGATTTCACTTAACGCACGGCTGTTTCCCTTTTTGGCGTTCGCCGTCTCAACCATTGCCACAATGCGCTCGTCCAGCTGCGAACGTGCCAGGTTGTCAACGATAAACCGGATAGCCTTCGCACAGCTGAAACCAGGTTGTTGCGCGACTTTCAGAACTTCGCTGACGATCGCGATTCGTGCATCAGCCACCTGGCGCTGGTTTTCAGTCAGGGCATTAAGGCGTTCGACCATCAGTTGTGGTGATCCGCGATATGCCTCCACCGCATCAACCACGGCAGGCGAGCGTCTGGCCTTTGTCACCACTGGAGCCGGTGATTCATCGACTTTTTGAGTCATCAGTTGCAGGGCGTAGCGTTCACGTAATGCCTGCTGCGTCACTTCAGGTAAACAGTCGATGCTGTATTCAGTTGCTTTAGAGCCTGAGCGACGACGGGAACAACAGCTTTTCCCTTGTACGTAACGTTGTAATGCCTGGCGAATACCTTTTGTTGTAGCAGGCATTCCGGGCGCGCCAATCAGTTCTTTTGCAATGACATACATATCATGACGCCTTTCTCATATAGCTCTTAACCTGGTATCGACTGGGCCAGATTTCTTCAGGCGATACCCCAAGAGCATCAGCAATTATTTGCTGATACGGTCGGCAAGGAGTACGTAATACGCTTTTCAGCGAATCCCTGCTGTAACCAGCCTTTAAAGATAAAGAGCGCAGTGATAAGCCAGCCATGTGTAAGCGCGCCTTGATGATTTCAGGCGGCCAATCGTGATCTGAAACTTCTCTTCTACTCATACTTCCTCTATTCTAAAAAGTTACCCGCGCGGATATTCGTGCGGATATCTGTACGGGTAAATAATGCATCACTAAAAATACCAAATCAAGGTATTTTTGGTATTTTGGATAATTTTTGCTTTTATCCTTATTTTTCAATTGGATAAATAGAAAGAAACCTTTCCTTAGAAAAGCACCAAGAGGTATCTTTATGTCGCAGGGAAAAGAACCTGTTATTGAACGTATTGGAATGCTTACAAAGCGCTACCCTTCAAGAAGTGCAGCTGCCAGAGCGTGGGGAATCAATATCAACACATTAAACAGCTATTTCAAGGGAGGACAAACACAACCAGCCCCCAGAGAAAGTATCCTTATACGAATTTCTGAAAGTGAAGGAGTTAGTCTTGAGTGGCTTAAAGAGGGCAAGGGTGAATCACCAAATGATGTTGGTATTTGTGGTAATTTTGGTTGTTCTGGTGATAAGGGAGATCAGCTTACACAGATGCTTTCATTCCTTACGAAAGACGAACGAGAACAGTTAACCAATCTCCTTGCTCGCAAAGGTGTAGAGACGGTTCTGACACTACTGGATAAAGAAAACCAGGATTTATTACAACTAGAAGGCAGGAAGCGCCTGGCTGCGTTGATGATTGTAGATATGCCAGACGATTGCGTCAGAGAGATTTTGGAAAAAACCGAGACAAGTAGGCAATCAAATCCGGTAGAATCTAAAGCGGGTTAGTTTGGCGAGGCTGGCCCGTATGTTAGTTGCCATATAGATTTAATGAAGTTTTAAACGCTTTAAAAAAGTTGAGATCGCAGTATCAAAAGTTTTGCCGATTTTAGAATAAACGATTAATTATTGCACAATCGGTATCAAATAGACTTTAAGCGCTCATCCAGACATCACCTGTTTTATTTCAGTATCTTACAGGTGATTTCACCTCCTTTCACTAAAACCCTCGTTGGTATCAAATGATTCACCTGGTTACACCAGGCACAGAGTAATGTGACCCAAATGATGCGCATGTTTAACTTTATGAAGAGTGTCGGCGCTACCCCCATCGTTAAAGCCATTGATGTTCCCGGTGAAAAACTGAACTCTCTGGAAGAACTGTTCCAAAAAACGATGGAAGAATACGAGCAACGTTCTAGTACGTTGGCACAGTTAGCCGATGAAGCGAAAGAACTGAATGATGATTCAACCGTCAATTTCCTGCGCGATCTGGAAAAAGAACAGCAGCATGATGGCCTGTTGCTGCAAACCATTCTTGATGAAGTGCGCAGTGCGAAACTTGCGGGTATGTGCCCAGTGCAGACCGACCAACATGTTCTGAATGTCGTGTCGCATCAGCTGCATTGATCATACATCGGCGCTAATGCATTGCGCCGATGAAGTTTTTGAGAAACCGCTGCCTCATCTTTTTGAAGCAGCGGTTTT